AGTGCTGATGGCTACTTGGTCTGCGCCGGGTGAGTAAATGCCGGTGTTGGTGTCACTCAAGAAACTCCATACGGGTGCTGCAGCAGTACCAAGAGAGCCAGCTTCGATTTGACCGGCACTATCAATCCTCATCCGCTCCGTCGGAGAACTCGCCCCATCCGCAGTAGTAGAGAACACCAGTCTCGTTGGCAGATCATTTGTGCCGGGAGCGCCATCTACATTTGCGCCTATTTGGGCGCCAAGTATTACGTTTGCTCCATCAGCACCATTAAAACGGATTGCGCCGAGGGTGTCACCGTCTTGAACAACTGTGCTGGATCCTGCTGCTGTTCCTCGTGATTTTCCAAGCCAAATCAGCGGACCTGTTGCTGCGTTGGCGTTATGGAAGACAGCGAGTCCGCCCTCTGCTCCCGCTTCTTCCAGTTGAATATTGGGGACGAGACTGTTTCTGTAATTGCTACGCGCACTAGATGTGCCCACTAAGAGCCTGCCAGAGCTGTCGATGCGGGCGCGTTCGCTAAATGTTTGGGTAGTATTATCAAAGCCACCAAATGCAATTGCGTGTGCTGGGGCGCCACCAAATGCAACAACGCTATTGCTTGGTGTAGCAAGTCTCCATGTCGCGTTTGTGTTGTCGGATCCAAGTATCTGTACTTGGCCTGTGCTTGATGTAGCCCGCACTTCAAGCGGGAATCCAGGCCCGGATGTTCCAATACCAACCCTTCCACTCGCATCAACAAACAATCTGCCAGACCCACTAGTGCTGATGGCTACGCTGTTTGCACTGGGGCTGTATAGCCCCGTATCCGTGTCTCCCGTAAACGCTATACTCGGGGCTGATGCACTACCACCCGGAAAACTTAACACACTAGCCGATTGTATATCTCCAGTCTCTGTGATCAAAAGTCTCTGAACACCGTTAGTCGTAATCGCTACTTGACCAAGTGCTGGGAAAAAGATGCCGGTATCGCTATCTCCTCCACTATAGACAGGGTTTGTCCCAGTACCATTAACTCCGCTAATACCTGTGCTGCCGTTTATTTGAATAGCCATAGTAGTTACCTCAAACGATTACCCAACTTTGTCCGCTAGGTATTGTTACCATAGCGTTTGAGTTAATAGTAACTGGTCCAGCAGTCATAGCATTTTTTCCTGAAGTAAGTGTGTAGCTTGTAGTGATAACTTGACCGTTTTCATAGAAAACTTGGTCTGTGCTTCCTCCTGTTGCGGCAACGGGCAGTCCCCAGGACATAACCCCGCTTCCATTACTTTTTAGGACATATCCCGGCACGGTTGCGTCAGTTGTCGGCCATGTCCAGGAATAAGCGTTTACAGTGAAGGCGAGAGATCCTGGGCCGGGTGAATAGATACCTGTATCCGTGTCGCCATTAAATGTGATCGAAGGTGCTGAGGAAGTGCCAGTGCTTACGGTTAAAACTCCCGGTATCGTGATATTGCTTCGGTGTTCCCAGCGTGACGCGCTAGCGTTGTACTGAAGTAATTCGTTATTGGCCGTAGTACCATTCGCGTCGACATCGTGTAGATCTTGGAGACGATTACCGGTATCCAAACGAACAAACAAAATACCATTGTTGCCAACACTAACCACTGCGGCGACGGGCAATTTAAGGTTCGGTGCCAGCGGTTCGGTTTTAGTGAATCCGCCAGGTGTGGCCGGATTACACCACAAGATATCGCCTTCGACCCATTGACCGTTAACCCCTCCCTCGTTAATATTGGTATTCACTCCCTTAATCTCACCGAACGACCGGACGTATCCATCCGCTCCCGCCGCAATACTTTGAGCCGCTACGCCGAAGAACACATACCCCGGATACGTTCCATTCGCGACCATAGGCGCCACTTTCAACATTCCACTATTGCCAATAGTGCCTGAGAACATAACCGCCGCACCTTTGGCAATTGTCGAAGCGGTTCCGTTACGACACAGGGTGATGATATCTTGCCCATACGGACTTTTAACTCCGTCACGTAACCCGATTTCTAACGTGCCTTTGTCCGCATTCCAGCCAACTTCCTGTTGTGTAGTAGGTTCAGCCGTACCGATAGATATTTTAGTGTCGAATGTGGCGACGCCAGTGACGTCGAGGGTGCCAGGAACATCAACGTTACTCGTCCACTCGACCCCGGTCCCCGCTGCATCGGTCTGGAGAAGCTGTCGTGCCGATCCGTCCGCCAGTTTCGATACCGAAATTTTCGCTGCCGCGTTGATATCGATATCGACAATCGTTCCGTCAGCGATCATCGTACTGGTCACAGTACCTGTGTCACCAGTAGTTACCAGAGTCCCAGATACATTCGGTAACGTGTATACGCGGTTGTTAGTTAACGAGGTTGTTGTTATTTTACCATCGTAAGTTCCACGGTTTAATACAAAATCGACACTGTTGATTAATGTGACCAGCGTGTCCGATACTCGGAGTCGCTCAAGACTGTTTGTAGCGATAGATAACTGATTATCCGCTGACCGGTATAGACCGAGTCCTGGGTCGGACGTAAATGAATACGTGGGGGACGATTCGCTACCATCAGTTCCTTTAACCGTTCGATTTAAGTTCCAGGAATCAGTAAGTGCGGCGTATAGAACGCTTGCGTTGCTGCCAGCAACGCTGATGCCTGATCCGTCTGCTTGTAAAGAATTAGTTGCAGATTTCGCAAGAACGATGTTTTTGTCTTCGATCTCGACCGTAGTCGAGTTAATCGTAGTCGTGGTACCTTGTACGGTTAAATCGCCGAGAATAATTACTTCGCCGGTGTTATCACCTTGCGCGGCCGGATCGATAACAAATTGACTCGGACCGTAAAGGACGCCGGTCAGTGTAGTGTTAGCGAAGGTGACGCTCGAACTAGTCGATACCGGTTGGCCGATAGCAACCGTACCGTTCGTGATCGTAACACCGGTTCCGCCGGAAAAATGTGCTCGAACCTCACTCGCGCTCGGACCGGTAAACGTTAGTACGCCGGATACGTTGTCATAGGACAACGAGCCATCGCCACCGCTGTCCATCACACTGATCGATTGACGTGAGCGCGCGTTTGTGAAGTAAAGATATGACGGGTCCTCGGCTACATCCGCCGTGTCAATATTAGTGAAATTCCCTTTTACTTCATTTACCGCCGCGACAATACTAGTCTTATTCGTTGTCGACAAGGTAGATATATTGCCGACATCGGTTAAGACGCCCGACCCATCCGCTAAACTTTTACCGCCGACCCTGAGTCCGTGTCTAACGTTAAGCTGTCTGGCAGTAGGCATGACGGTAGGTAAAGGGGGTATATCACCCTTTTCGTTCTATTTCTATTTAGCTTTCAACGAGCCCTTTAGAATAGAGAAACTTGAGCGGTTCGGATTGTGACGGTTCCAGTCACCCCTACCGAACGTCGAAACTGTAACGACACCATGTCAGTGCCAGCGACATTGATAATAACAGCTTGGAAATCGCCTAGCGGATTATCTGTGCTTCCGACCGCACCGTATTCGGTGTAGAATGTATCGGTACCGTTATGAGATAAGAGCAGTTCGGTTACAGAAACGGACCCGGTGCCGGTTAAAATTTCTACTATATATTTGCCACTTCGATAGAGGGTCTTATCATACGATTCTAGTTCTACCCATCCGGATTCGCCCGAAGCGACAGTGGTTTTGAATACGCTGGTACGCAGGCCGGTACCTGTTTCGCTAACGAACCCGTACGAGCCAAATGTTATATTATCGGCCAACCGAACTTCCAACGATCCTACAGTATTGTCAACAAAAAACGAACCGGTATCTAACGCGTAGGACTGAGCGGTTCCGCTGGGGCTTCCGACAATGATCTCATTCGCTCCTAGAGCGGAATCCAGGATACCAGTGCTTTGCCACGAATCCGTCGATTCGTTATAAACTCTAAGGACCGGTGTTAATCCGGATTTGTCGATCCACAATTCACCATCAGACAGATCAGTGTAGTTAACAGGGGTAGGAGGCGATACGCCAACATGTGCCGGACCGACCTTACGGATTTTCCCTAGAGTATCCCGCAGATACACACCAACACTATTGGTATGGTAATTAACCGCTAACTCTCCATCCAATATTGAGGTTGATAGTGGGCGTTTTTCAAATACCGCGCTTCGAATATGGCGGTAGGAATCTCGTGACATGATTAGTATGTTCCCCCGTCTAGAGAGTAAAAGGGTATGCCGTCAGGTCGTACGGCATCTTCAAAGAAATCAGCAACGTAGGATTGAAGTGTACTGTATGGGACTGCATCGGTACCAAGAACGGGTGCGGCAACACCGGTAATCCGTTTACTGTTGAGATCGAGTGCGTAGTCACCATTGGATACCAGGCGACCAAGTGATAATTTGTTTTCAAAAACCACACCGCCCGAGTTGCTTACGTACCCGATCCGGTCATCGGTATTATCGCGCCATTCGGTAACAATAGGATTGACGCTTGAGCCACGAACCGTCAACGCGATGGCGTTATTGGAACCCGGGTTAATGGTATTTTGGGCTGTGGTGGTTGGTGTTCTGCGTAGCAGAGTGTTTGGATCAAGGTCGATACCAGCGATAAGAGCGTCGACCTGGGTTTTAGTATATGTACCGGCTAAAGTCGCATATGTCGCAGCGACACTAGCGTTAATGGTCGCTTGCAAACCTGCTAACGCCGTATTTAGCTGAGTGGTTGATACTTTTGAGCTTTGTAGGCCGGCTATTAATCCGGATAACGTCGCTAGCTCAGAGTCAATATACGCCCGCGTGTACGTCGTACTCGTATTCGCTTTAGAGTTTAATAGACTATTTACTTCCGCTTTAGTATACTGGTCTAACACTCCACCAAGATTTGGCGTACAGGACTTCCCGTATTGATTAGTAGCCATTCGTTCTCGGTCCTACCCCTATATCGCTTTCAACTGGCACGCAGACTAGATCGGTACCGTCGCTACCTAGATCGACAATGACACGTCCCGGTCCGCAGGATGTGGTTTTACCGCATGTGCTTAGGTTACCGTTACGGATACAATACAGGCGGGAGAAGTAGGCGGAAGGGGGTGGGCCTGGTACGATTAGGCTGGGGGTCGCTGGCATATCAGACGTGGCCACATACACACAAGTGTAGTCATCGCACCGAGTATTCCATAAAACTGTGTCTCCAGAACGATAGAAATACGTTTTCGCTATTTTCGCATCATCCCACTCATCCGAATTTGGTGTAGTTAAATCTACGTCCCATTCCGATTCAAAATCCGACCAGGCAGTTAAAAACGGCTTTGGGTTGTAAAAATCGTATTTAGATAATAACGTTGTTACGTCAGGCAATCCAACGGGCTCGGAGACCGTTACCCGACATATTTCCGACCATTGAGCCGGATCGAACGCTCCAGCGGGTACTGGTACATTAACAATCGCTTCATAGACCACAACGGTTAAACCGTCGGATTCTAAGACAATTACTTTGTCTCCTATTCTGTACGCGTATTCATCCGTGTACGCGGCTACTTGCCAGCGCTCATCACTAATCGCGTCCTCGTGGTCCCATGGAACAGGGATATTACCCCACTCTGTATACACACCGCGTTCAGGATCGTACAACGGATACAGGTTTACTAATTCCCTTGCATCACGACCGCAAGTATTAAGTCCGGCTGCAGTGCAGCCGGTATTAGCTATACTATTTGTTGTTATCCCACGCGCGTTCACCGCCGCGAGCTGATCGGCGGTTAAATTACAGCCCGTAACGAACGAACGCGCGGCCATGGGCCTTTAACTTATAGATAAGTGTAGTAGTCGCCTACGATCGTCGCTTCTAGCGTACTGGGGTTACCGCTAGTGCGGTCAACCTGGCCGAAGTTGATGCTAGACCATTGGCAGTTGAATACAATTAGTTCGCGACCGAGAGGTTGAGGATTTTCACCACAAGTAACCGGAGTCACAGTAGTCGTAAAGTACTGACAATTGTCCGTACCGTTCCAAATATCCACCAATGCTGCGTGGATCTCGGGATCGAAGGGGGTGGACAGAGTCATCTCAGCTAGGGTTTTGGGGCCCCGGAGATTATAGATACGCTGCTGGGTGGCATGCGCGTACTGTGAGGTAGCGCTGGTATCACGAACGCCGGTGAAAGAGGTGAAGTAAAGATCAGGAGTTAGGCTCGTAAATACGAGAAACTGAGACTGAGTAATTGGACGGATGTTTAGCATGACGGTGGGTGTCTCGTCTATCTACCTAGCTTTCAACACAAGAAAAAATCCGTCACATGTAGTACGGTGCGAAGTCAGCCCAGTAGCCAAGGGATTCCGGATCGATATTGACAAGTTCACGATGAACAAAACTTCGATTAAGACGATAGGCGGATGAGTAGAGTTTTACGAGATTTTCCACACTATCCGTATCAAGGTCGTCGCCACGTAGAACAATATTCTCAAAACGTGCCAGATCCATGCGAAGGGTATCATGCTGATACGGGATTTGTCTGGGTACGGATCGAATCTCATCCAGCAGACGTTTAGTTACATAGATAATATCTCCGGGCGTGGTATACTCGTCGACATTGATCTTAGAGTTTTCGGAATCGGTAGACGATACGCCTGCGGATAACCTGTCCCAGCCAACTTCATCCATTCCACCCTGATTAAACCGCTCAGCAATTTTTTTGGCGACTTTGTCTCGAGTCGTCTCATCCTTCAAGTCGCCACTCTCGTCAAATTCGCTGAAGTCGAGGTTTTCGGCGGACAGGGGTGGAGGCGAAGACGACAACAGCTTTCCAATCACGCTTTCGCCAATTACCGGTCCGTTGGATTCACCGGCATTAGCGGTTTGGGGGTTACGACTATTTCTATGTTCGCCCATACCAGCGTCCGCACCCATCCCGCCCATCATTTCTTCCATCGAGATTTTCTCAAGCGACGGAATCCTGAGTTTATCACGCACCCAGTCAAGATCGGTAACCTGGTAACCCACCGCTTGAAGCTGAGTAAGTATCTGAACCGTTTTGATCGGATCTTCGCCACGCTGCTCGATATCGCTGAAATCGCGCGAGATTCTAGGTACCGACGAGCCCGGATAATTCAACTCCACGATCCACCGAATCAGTGTCGCGTTAATGGTTTCGTCGAGCTGATCAGAAAAACTCTTAGATTTTCGAATCCGTACCGAGTCGGCAATCTGGTCACGAGCGTAACTGCCAACCCCGGTACCTTCTGCTCCTACCGTCGCTTCACCGTTAATTAGAAATGAGATCTGCTGGTCAATGTAGCTGATAAGGTTTTGGTATACGTCCGCCCTGGAGTCTGATGTCAAATAGTCAATCGACATCTCGTCTGGTACGACAATCGCCGTCTCCTGACCTAGTCGTTGCAACGCGGTAAACAATGACTTTACCTCCTCTTCAGGGGTACCGAGGCTAAACTTACCTACCGCAGTCGGAGTAGTATGCTTGTCAGCGTATTGTAGCCAGAATGATAATAGCGTGCGGCGGAATTCTACCAGACTGTAAAGTTGTCGGCCTAGGCCAGTGCCATATGGGTCCGCAAGGTTATTGTACGCCCAGTGGCGATGAATAACCATTGAGCGGAGAGGGATAGGCATCCCTTCGACCGGAGATTGAATTGTAATGATTCGGGGGCTGATTGAGCCATCTTCATTTAGGATGAACTGAAACCGCCTCGGATCGCGAATCTTGATCTCGCTGGGGACAACGTAGCTTCCCTGTCTGATCCAGCAAATCTCACCCACACTCATGCCGAGAATCAACGATTCCGCCATGCCCTTAACGAATGCGTTAAACCCTGTATTCGAGCTGACTAGCATGTCCCGACCCCGACTCTGCCGAGTGTTCGTACCGAGGTGATAAAGAGTCTGACGGACAAATTCCGCCACTTCTTCGTCTTTATCCGAATCTGATGTGGGATAAACGTGCCATTCGCGCTGAATAATCTCTCCGACTAACTTTTCCCACGCCGAAATTACCGCGCTGTCGTTGAACAGTCGGGTATATTGTTCGATGGCACGGGGGCCGCCACCACCCTCCTCGATAAGAATGTCGTCACGGCGAGGAAGGATAGCACCGGTAAGGACAGTTGGGAGCCCGCCCCATGTGTACGGATCACCTTTGTATCCACCCAGTGCGCCCTGGTTAACGCCGAGCGAATATAGTCGGTCGTTATAACCGGTTTTAACAACCCTTTTCGTCTCGGCGGACATCAAACTAACTACTTCTCTATTTCGCTTTCAACGGTTTTTTCGTCTGCCGAGCGGTAGACCACATCGAGATTGAGGATAGATTGATAAAGATCTTCACGGCTCATCTCGCCTCTTTCGTACATGTCAATTGTTTCCTCCGCTCCATCGACGTATACGCCATACGTGGTGTCGGTCAGGACGTTAATCCCACGCTGTCTTTCCAAGCTTTTTGCGCTATCCGCATCCTGGTTTCCATTTTTCTTAGTTCGTCTTGCCATAATTTTAGGTAGTTGGGTAGATGTTGGAGATACCGCTGATCCCAGCCTTGAATATGAGAAAGTTCGGAGGGCGGATAGCGGTTGAATGTCGATCGGAGAAAATGTATAGCGGTTTTGACAAACTCGCGACTATTGGCCTCGTAGATTTTATCAAACTGCTCCGAGTCGATAAACGGGTATGCTTTGTGGAATTCGGCGAACAGCGGAGAGCTTGAAAAACTGTTGGACAATTTTTCCTGCGCCTCTGTCTGTATTGCATCGAGTTGCTCGGTAACAATACGGGCATCAATGGTACCGAGGGCGGCGGATACTAGCTCAAACGCCTTATGTACTTTTATTTTACCATACTTTTCGACCGCTTTGTCCAAGTCGTCGCGAAGATTATACGCGACTTTCGTGTCTTTGGCCTGTGTCCATCGACCCATTCGTTGCCCACACCAGGATATTGTGATAGGAAGAGCGAGAAGAGGTAGGGGCAGGTTTTCCGGATTCTCTAGTTCTTTCGCCCTTATCAACGCGCCTGAGTTTACTTTCGTCTTAGCGATGAGGCCAATGTGGCTATCGTCACACTGGCCGCAAGACGTTTCAGCGTTAAACAAACGGTCCGCAGCATCACTGGTCGTCGCTTTCCCTTGATGCCCGCTCACCCCCATCATCGCCATTTCCTTCTCGTGCCGGTGCTTCTCCTTTACCGTCCACTTTTCGTGCTCTAGGACCTCGCGAACTACGTCCGGGTCGAGGTTTAGCCGGCTCAGGGCTAGCAGGTTGTCTAGCAGGTTCTGGTCCATCACTATACTGTAGCAGGTCTTGGCGGATCGTGGCAACAATATCCCGGTGAGACCAGGAATGGGTTAGACGGGTAGTGGAAGATGCAGGGACTCTCCCCCGATCGGATCCAGCCACCAGCAGCGTGTTCAGCTCCCGTTCAATGCTAGCGCCCGGCTCATCATACAGAATGATACGGGTAGTGGTGGGGTCAGTAGACTCTAAGGCAAAATGAAGATGGGCTAGAGTGACATGGTCGTAGCCGCATACGACAACTGTGCGATAGCAGGAGAAGTCAACGATTTTATTCGTATTCAACTCGACGCAGTCGACTTTAACATTGTCGATATCGGTGAGAATCCTGGTTAAGTGATTGATCATCCTGCTGAGATCCTTCTCAGATTCAGATCGTGGTGTGTATACTATGGCAATAGGTAACATGACAGCAAATTGGTACAACCCTTTCTCATACCCTTTCACCGGAATTTCCGGTTGAAAGCAAGGTAGGAAGATTTTTGTATTGTAGCACGTGAGCGCGATAACCGAGCTAGTTAGGGAACGTGTAGGCGGCATTGTAACTCGCGGACTCGATGAGTATGGAAAATTTGGAGTCGAGAGTGAGAAAAATGCGTTCTATCGGGTAGCAGTAGACCTCTTGCTTGCGATCACTGATCGTATTGACAACGGTGAAATTGTGACAATTTCTCCACTCCGAGACTTTATGATTAACGGAGTTTTTGCGGTTGGATTTGATTCCAGTAGGGTGATTGAGATTTTTGAGTCGATTACACGAAGTCTTTATGCAGAAATTGAAAGCGAGGCTATTGTAGATCCGGATACAGTAAGGATTTACCAGAAATACGAAAAACTGCTGCGTGAAGTAGTTGGAGATTACCGAGCTTTACTGCAGAAGAGTATTACTGAGTATCTGGGGGAAATTGATGAGTATGGAATAGCGAAAACGGAAGTATTATTGCCAGTAACACGATCGAGACTGTTAAAGAGTAATCGTGTTGTTCGCGATTCTCTAATCGTTTCACGAAGACGAATAAGAAAAAAGTTTAAAGACATATTTGACTCAAAAGTCCTTCAGTACGCTAATACTATTTCCAAAGCTTCGCGTGATATCAATGCGATAACGTCGGACTCTAAAACTCCTAATCCTATAGATCCAGTCGATCGCGACTTGCTTGTTGCGACGTTTGCGGGTGAGGGTAAAAAGATATATGAAGATATTGAACGTCTGTTTAACTTCTCAGTTGAAATGGCTGGGTATCAAGGATCACTGGTTGGGGCTGTAGAGTACCAGGCCTTGTACTACGAGTATTTAATGGCAATGTCGTATGGTAAGGTGTTACCGCAAGGGGTGTTGACGGGAGACTTTGGGAACTTTGAAGAAATATATAACACCCGAGCTACGGAAAGCAATATCCCAGGTCTAAAATTTTTAGAAACTTTATATACAACACGATCGGCAAATCAGACAGTAGGAATTAGTGTCCCAGTTGCGAAAAAATACACAAGAGTTGGTGTTACTGATAGATACTCGGCACCGAAACAGTCCGACAATGCACTCGATAACGTTTCTTTGGCCCTAGAGTCTGTATATATCCTGTGCTTAAAGATTGGTGATACTATTCAATCTTTACTTAACAATAAACCTAAAGGGATTGGAGATACGGCTACTCACCTATCCGTACTCTCTCGCGTATTTCCGCAGTCATCCGACTTGAGGCTTCGAAATACAGGAATTACCGGAGCGATTAGTTCATTGCTGTCAGCACACCGCACGCTATATCTATTATTAGGGTACGAGCTAGACCTGCAAGATTTTAACGATCGTTTCAACGATTTAGCTAATCTCTTGTCTGGATTAGTTAGGACTATAAGAGTAATTGGGTTTAAGCCTGGGGGTCATGTTCCGTCATTAGAGTTAACATACCACGAGCCTAATAAAGAAAAAATAAAGAAACGGCTTATCTCCTTAGGATTTAGCCGCGCTGAGGCAGAAGGTATAATCAATGTTCAATCCTTTTCTGAATTACTTAGTCGTTTTGCCCCTATTTCTGATTCACAAGATGTTATTTCATTTTTCCGAGCCTATGATCTTACCAAATTAATCTACGAATTCGGAGGTCAAGAGGCAATTGATCAGTTTACTGATTTCTTGTACGGACGTGATTCAGATAAATCCGTGCTGAGACTATTAGATTTTCTTGAAAGAAGCAGGTCTTTAGCATCAAAAGTTAAAAGCAGCGAGTATTCAAAACTAATTGGATACTTGGTCACAATTACATATGCGATAAATCCAGAGCAACTTGCCGCGCTAGATTCGATATTAAAACGCAACAACCTTGACTTATTCGAATCGATAACATATCTTGTTGAGCAAAACATACCGTCGGTAATACGTGACCGGGCTAATATCTCGCTATTGTCTGGAATGGTCGCGCAGATGGTAACTCTAGACAACAGCGGTTATGATGCGCAAAAACCACTATGGAATAATTTAATAGAAAACTCAGCGGGAAACGTTGGCAGAGGAGTCAACGGTCTTTACGAACGCGCCGAAGGTATTACTCCTACCGAACTTTATTCGGCCTTAACTAAACCAAGTGGGACATCGCCCCTCGGGCAAATACTGGATGGTGTAAGGGGAGGAAGATTAACATCTTTATTGCGGTATTGCAATATTTTCGGGTTGCTGTACAGCCTGTCCCCCCACCGAAATTCCGGGCAGCTTGTCAATCAATCAGCAGATAATTACGTTGTAATTCTCGAGCTTCTTGATACAATGGAGATGCTGACTGAACGTCTTGAACTAGCCAGGTTAATTTTTGATGATAACGCCACGGGAGACAATACAGCAAAAACCTCTTACGTCGAGCCAATCGTTCAAGTGCAGAACAAAGAACTAATGGCTATGGTGGATTTGGTGTCTACACTAGGAACTGAAGATACGATTGTGCCAGACTCATACGCTATTGTCGAATCGCCGGGTGTAGGCAATTCACGAGTTCCTAATGGTATCAGAGTTACTAACTCTCTTACTCCAGAAGAAGCAGTAATTATTTCGGTACGTGGTAGTAGTATCGGTGCGTTTACGGCCGCTGCGAATGCGGTTGAATCGGGAGCGTATATTCGTATTGCGGTTTCTAATCTCTTAGCAAACGGGATATTGGTAGAAAACGGTGTTTCGGTAAATATTGAAGAGTCTCAATCTTCTAGTTTCGAGTCTCCAGTAAAAGATTACTCTGTAACGTATGAGCCACGAACGAATGCGTCTCAATCTACACCCTCTTCCTTTGATCCGCTATCATCTTGCATTCGGTTTGGCAATGCTAACTGCGTAGATCAAGGATATCCGGAAACATCCGAACTTTGTTCTACAGGATACAATAAATCGTTATACCCGGAAACCGGATATGACTCATTACCTGGTTTTGTTGATGGCGTTCTAATCGATCGTCCGCTAGGGTCAAAAATATCTGAAAATATCGCGTATCAAACAGTACCGCAGACTCACCCGCAACACTCGTTCTCAGCTAATGGGTTAAGTGAGATTTCACGTTCGTCGGTATTAAAGGATACGCCAATGTCGTGTGCAAGCCTTAAGGACCCCTATGAATACGGGGCATGTATGTCAATGCTGAAATGCAAAAAGTTCCGACCACCGTATGAGGGTAAGTACTCATTTCCATTCTGCCCTAGCACCTTACACGGTGGGAGGCTAAGGAAATGACTCTTGAGTCGTACTGTAAATACACAGAGAACGCTCCGGTATTGGAGTTCGGCAACGGCCCGGAGTATTTTAACGGAACGAGGGACGGAGGGATCTATCGATCAAGAATTGAGAAGCAACTAACCGACTCGTTACGGATTGTTGTTGAATACAAGAATGGCGTTCCGCATCCGATCGATACGTTTAAACTCACCAACCAGTCCGTGACTACGTGGGACGATTACTGGGTGGACACCAAAGATGGGCTTATAGTTGATCCAAAAATTCATCACATAAATTTGCAGAGAAATAGTCTTGTATATGTAAATATAAACACTCCGAGACTAGAGTTACGGACTTTAAATTTAGAAGGAAATAGGGAGCTAGTGCATTTGTATATACATGAGGCACCACTCCTTGAACGATTAAATATTACTGGCTGTACTAGTCTTAAGTACATATCACTCGGGATTAACCGCTCGGTTAGGGAGTTAATAGCCAAGGATTGTAGCATGAGTGGAGATACGCTTGAACAGTTGTTGCGGGACTTCACCCCTACCGTGTGTGCTAGTGCAAATACTGGCGGGATAGGAATGTTTCGTAAACAACATAGCACGGTGTTGGATCTTCGTGGTAACATCATCGACTGGTCGAATCCGCGTATCGCTAGTAAGATACGGTTGTTACTTACCAACAATTGGGTAGTGAAGTGGGATAATAATCCGCCAAGCAACATAGTGTCCCCTTCCCTCTACGGTTTTTACGTTGAAAGCGAGATAGAGATGTAATGTAAACTCTGTGGCCGATCTACGAACCAGATATATTGAAGACTATGCAGGCGGGTTGCTGAATATAGCGCGGCAAGAGCTTTCAAGCACTGGTGAAGTGCTGGCTCAGGATGGGTTTGTTGACGGGTTGGCGTTATTTGTAGAGGACGGAAGAGGAGTAAAAAGCGGTTTACGCCTTGGTAGCGCTATAGCTGAGTGTATCGACCCGATAACTGACACAGGGATCTTAAATGTTCGGACGGCGGATAGAACTTACGCAAAAGTACGCGACTTAAAGGCATTCGCTACCGCTGTTGCATCAGCGCAAGGGGCATTGACCGAGTCAGTGACCGAATCATTCACGAATTTCGAAGGAGCGTTTGAGTCGTTAGAAGCGGACGTCCAGACGTACCGAACACAGGTCAGTGAGGCTATCGACTCAACCGATCTAGCGGTCTCGAATTTATCCGGCAGGGTGAGTGCTGTCGAATCAGGGTTGTCAACGGTAAATACCACATTGACCACGCTATCAGAACAGGTATTTGCAGTTGAAACCAGCGGCATCACTGATGGTGAGAGGGGCGATATATCGATCCTGGAAAAAGGAACAGTATTCCAAATCAATGCGAACACAATTGGTCCAAACGAGCTTATTGATACAACTGTAACGGCGGGAGAATACACGAATCCGATAATTGAAGTTGATGATCAGGGTCGTATTATTGCCGCTAGCAATAGTGGAATAGTTGGAGTCACTAACGGAGATAAGGGAGATATAACTGTCTCTGGATCTGGCGCAACCTGGTCTATAAATAATAATTCAATTGGACCTGATCAACTGGAGAATACTTCTGTAGTTCCTGGTTCTTATGTTAATGCTAATGTTACTGTAGACGCCCAGGGACGAATTACGTCTGCTAGTAATGGAGGGGGATTAACAGCTTCTCGAACTTTATCAAATGCAACTACTGCAAGCATCGCCAATGGAGATGCTGCAAACTTAACAATACCAGGATCAAAAAGTTACATTCTACTAAAAATTTCTACTTCTGCTGCTGCTTGGGTCACCCTATATACTGATGTAGCTAACCGAACAGCAGATGCAGGTAGGGTAGAGGGGGCTAATCCTTCTCCTGGTTCCGGTGTTATTGCAGAAGTAACAACAACTGCTCTCTCTCTGTCAAAAATTATTTCCCCAGGATTAGTAGGTTGGAACAATCAAACTTCTCCTGCGTCAGAAATTTATGCGAAAGTTGTAAATAAGAGCGGCGGCAATGCGGCGATTACAGTCACGTTAACCTATATTCCACTAGAGAGCTGACAATATATCAGCAAGGGTTTGTTCGCTGAGACGAATAACTAATGCCGGTCCGACTTTGCGAAGAACGTAAAACAGTATTCCTTGTCCACGTTCTATGTCGTCAGTGAACACGCTGCGAAACGTTTTATCGTGAATATCTTCACCGCCTAACATGTCATATACTGTATCCGGATCAAAAATCCACATACATGATGAGCGATCAGCGGTTGCCACATATAACGCAAAGGGTGTGTGATGCTCGATGATGTATTCAAGGCATTCAACGACACCGTCTCGGTCCCCAGACTGCATGAGGGACTTTACCAGGATGTCTTTTTCCGCCTCAGTATTAAACATGGGTTTAAATTTTTACAGATCGAGATCGTCCACTTAGGCCTAGATGATTGGCGATGTCCCGTGTCATCCGATCAGCAAGTTTACGATCAGCGGGGCTAAGATCCGATATGGTATCAGTTTTATCTAATTCTTCTGCAACTACTACAGCCTCCGGTTCGAGGCTTAGGGACGAATTCTCCAGGGTATGGGTACTCTTGCAATCCGCCGTTATCTCTTGATGCTCCAGGTTGTCCGGCTTGCTGTCTTCTCGCCCACTCTCTCCATGCGGCGATTTGGGATTTACTGAACGAGTTGCCATTGGACATCGGTGGAGTTGTAGTCTTATCCTACTACGCTTTCAACCAAATAACGGCTAAGCAACAAAAATTCGACAGAAAATACTAATCGAGACTTGAGTTAAACGACTAAAGAGTCTCTTCTGCTCCGGATTTTCTATAAATTGGATAAATACCTTCAGAATCTTCTATGGCTACGCACCCCTCAGGTGGTTGCCAATTCGATTCACCATCCCAAACGATCCGGTTAATGCAGACTTTCTCCGCATTAAGGATAGCATAAACTTTCATGACCAACTCCAGACACGGACGACTCCGGCAGCTCCGTCGCCTCCAGCGCCAGAGTTACCTGTTGTTCCGCCGCCGCCACCGCCGCCGCCACCGCCAGGGAAGGCTCCATTGCCTCCAGTGCCACCATTAGTTGACGAGTTAGATCCGCCTCCACCGCCGCCGCCATCTCCAATTGTCGTCCCATTACCCCCATTGCTAGCGCTACTTCCCGATGCTCCGCCACCACCTGTACTACTTGCACCAATAGCTGCATTCTTTAATTCACTAAAACCTTCTCCTCCAACTGCGCCACTGTTTGGTGTATTTCCAGTTGTAACACCACCGCCTCCTGCACCACCCCCTGGTCCTAAAGCTGCGCGAGAACCTGATGTGCCTACACCACCTGTACCAGAAGAATTACTACCTGCTCCTGCATATAAACCATTAATACTATTTCCCCAGTAAGAAACAGACGCTCCTGTTGCTCCAGCGGATGTTCCTCCTGTACCTCCACTTGTAGCTGGACTAACAACTAAAGAACCAAAAGACGATGAGCCTCCATCTCCACCTGAAGTACCGTCACTATTAACTGTTCGTGCAGCCCCGCCAATGCCGCCTGATCCAACTGTAACAGTTACCGTATCACCAACTAAAGTAGCTGGAATCCACCGAGCAACAAATTTTCCTCCTGCGCCACCTGCGCCACCATTTCTTGCAAGAGTTGTTGAAGTATTTCGGCGACCACTACCACCGCCACCGCCCCCGCTGACACACTCTACGTAGATAAATTTTGTTCCGTTAGGTTTTGTCCATGTGCCGCTACTAAGGAATTCCTGGTAGTCAGCAGAACCTTGAACACCAGATAGACTTGGAACAGTATAGAATGACATAGCAATTACACGTATTCGGTTACTTGTGCGGTTCCGTTAGCAGAAACCCATATACCATATATAGCATTTCCCACAATCAATTGTTGGTCAAGTAGCAAAAAACTACCAGGCTGCATAACAATAAATGCGTTAGAAGTTGTGGCCGGAGAATTAAAACTAAGTCGTAAGATTTGAGTGCTATCATTAGCAATACTAATTCCGCGTCTATTGGCATTGGCGCTAATAATTGTAACGCTACTGCTGCTGCTAGCCACGCTGGTTGTAGTGGGCGTGCGAGATACAACTGTCCCCTGAGCCGGATCAACAATACTCCCCGAACTATCTGCTAACTGAATGACCTGAAATGTCTTACCACCGGCAATATTGATCGCCTCGTCGTTTACTTGCCTAGGGTTATCATAATAAGCCATTACGGATGATGCTCTACTATCTATCTAGCTTTCAACTGTTCCTTCACAACCTGGAATGTTCCGACCGTCTGTATCCTTCTCAAGCAAGTTGCTGCTGACTGGGCTCTGAACTACATATTCCGTCGTTTCTGTCCATTGCTGCCAACCCCATACATCTTCATTACATGTGCCATGGGGAATTTGTGCCTGAGAATCCGCCCCTCCCGCACGTACATTTCTTTCTGGCCCCGGATTCACCCTGTTGCTTCGCAACAAATACTCCGATTGCCGCATCATTTGTCGAGTCAACGCGCTAGCCTGAGTCTCCCGACTGCGGTAGTCAGAATTTTCCCGTTCATCCTCCCAGTGCCGGTACGGATTTGATTGTACGGCCATACGGATTACGTTTGCTCTTCTATCCCGCTTTCAACTTTTGACAGTTGAGCGAAAAATCGGTGAATAGGACTATATGCTCACCTCAGACTATTATGGCATTATCGTCTAAATCGCTACGGGAACTTGAAGTTACCGCTGCCGACGCTTCATCGGATTTTGACTTTGGCGATCCGGAAGTCATCGCGGTTGAAGTAGCACCTGGCAAGTTCCTGTCACTTCAAGAACCCAGCGCGGAAGATTTGATTGAGATCACAAAAATTTCTGCAGACAAATCGTTGGACGAAGTTCAAGCGACCCTAAAAACCATCTGCATTCTGCATAGTCCGGACCCAGGCGGACGCAAACTCACTCTTAAAGATGCGAAACGCCTCCGCGCGAAACAGATCAAGTTACTCGGTAACGCGATTAACGAATTGCTGGGCGGGGGTGACGATGATGAAGACATGAAAAGCGAAGAGGACGGTTGAGCTAGAGACGGTACGGAACCCTAACTACACCGTATCGTGTATAGATTCACGCGAACGAGTCGTTTCGTTTAGAGATATTCGTGGCAGCGACCTTGAGTACCTAGAATCAAAACTAGGGGGTGATGATGCGACAATTACCAGCACGGATGCTATAGGAATTTTATCCTATCTATCTACCAGTGCCAATTTAAACTTCAACCGGTTTACGCCTGCCACTATCCGAGCACTCTATCAGTCCATTAGCGAAAACATCCTTTGCTCGTATATGACGAAAGAAACTTGGCTCAGACAATGTTACGCTATCCAAAACGGATCGTTTCAAAACATCGATGCGATGGAGTCCGTGCCACTATCTAAATTTGTTGCTATGTGTCACATCCACAAAGAAGCTATGGACCAGATGAACAACTTAAATAACAATGAAAACACCCAAACCTCTGCCAGTTCGATTTAGCGAAGAGCTAGAGACAAAGGAACTCGTACAGTTCATGTTAATTCTGTACGAGATCTCCAAAGCACGTGACTTTATGGAATTGAGTCGGTTTGTTAAACTAGTCGCAGAAGTTATTGGGCCAGCAGATTTTAATCTGCTGCTTCGCAGCACAGTAAAGCTAATGGGATCGCATCGGTGCGGAAGAGATATGTGCTCGGACTGGTTAATGACTCAGCTATATGAACTGTATCAGGCGTTTGGTAGTGAGCAAATTGAAACTTTGTGACCGTTGAAAGCTATGTGATAGGACTGTCTCACAGGAGAGTTAGCTTTGGCAACTTCGATCACAGTGAACGCCGCAGCACTGAATCGACCCGGCGTGTTTGTCGCCCAGTCGGTTACGGGCGGCCTGCCACAGCCCATCGCCAGCCATGCTGTAGGCTATTTGTTCGGTACGACTCCGGCCGATGAATATTACGGCACCGGCAGCGAGGGTATTTATTCAGAATTTCTTCCATACACCCCGACTCAAGTAGCCTCAGTAGAGGACTACCTGCTAAAGGTTGGTGGTACGTTGCCCACTGGTAGTGTCGGCGCACTGACCACCTACGATGCGGTAAAAGGGTTTTTCGATAACGTTGGTGTTAACGGAATTCTCTACTTTACCCGTGTAACCCCAACCCCTGAAACGGTAATTAATCTCAGCGCTAGCAGTGCTGGAGCCGGTTATAACGCTTTCGCGATTAAGGTTAACGGTCGGTATTTTGGTACTCCGATCAATGTTCTCGATCCGGATGGTGACGAGATTCGGGTCATTACGACTACCGGTATCGATGCGATTGATAACGCACGCGACCTGTTTGTATATCTATCCGGGGCTAATTCTGACGGTTTCTCTGATTTCTATAAAGTCGAGCAAACTGCGACCGAAGCGACTCAAGGTAAGTTCAGAGTATTTGCGCGTGACAACACCAATCTGCCCGAAATCGATCGGTTTGTTGCCTATAGCTTCACCGATACTGGTTACGCTAGCCCGTTAAATTTAGATACCGAAGCCGTAGTTAAACTATACACCTCGGTAAAGGAGATTAACTTCCGCTGCAATAGTAGGGAGATCGCAACTGGTCAGGGCATCCTGTATATCGAAGGTTCTTTGCTAAGCTTGTTTATCGCTGCGGCGAATACGGCGACCCCTGGTACCTACGATCCAGCAACCGAGCAATCTGATATCCTAAAAGATTATCTCGCTAGCAAGAGTATTACTGTTGTCGACGATAAGATCGTTGCAGTAAGCAAAGACTTTAGCTCTGGCGTAGCTTCAGGCAATAAATGGACCGATGCCAGTGCAGCATACTGGCGCTACGACCTAGGAACTACTACGTTCGCGAAGCTAGTCTCTGGTTCTGACGCTATTGTTCCTACCGGCACAGTTTCCGTAAGTGGTGGCGTAGCTACCCGAACCGGCTACCTTCCTGACTCCGTCCAGGTATTTTATGTTTCTGTTGCTGGTGAAAACCGTGCGATTATTGTTAACGGTGCGACACCAGACGAACTTGCCACTGCGCTTCGTGACGAACTTATTAGTATTCTGAACGAAAAAGAACTTGATCAGTACTACACCGTAGAAGCGGTAACAACCGGGTCTAACTACAGCGGTACAAACTACGCACCGAATAACGGCCATAAGGTTATTAACAACCTCGTATCTTCCCACGGCGCGCCGTATATTCGTCCGGACCTAGAGGATATCGCACTTACCGGCACTGTCGCAATTAGCTCTGGTACAGTAACAGGCACAAACACCCTGTTTACTCAAGAACTTGGTGCGGGAGATGTGATCGTTGTTAACGGTACTCGGTTCACGGTAACTGCGGTTACCACTAATACCGCCGCTACTGTTACCCCCAATAACGTTACGGTGACTGCTGGTGCGACTGCGAGACTAGACAAATCTTACGCGAACGGTTTTGAATCTTTCGATTATGTTCTTAAGATTCGGATCACTGCGAAAAACGGTCTGGTAAGCCCAGTTCTTCCTGGTACAAATCGTCAGGGTCTTACCGACAGCAATGTTGTCAAGCTAACCTCAATTCAGGAGAATGTTGGCTATGAGACCTACAAACTCACCTCCGCTGCTAAAGCCCAAGATTTCGTTTACGCGATTGAAAAGGGTATGAGCGACGAGTATTACGCCCCTGGCTTCCTAATGGCACCAGAAGCGTATGCGACGCTCAAGTATAGCGCTGATTCCGATCTCGCCTCCCGCAGCGAAGCGATTGGTGAAAGACTTAAAGTGACTCAGACTCTTGTCGCTGCGGCTGAAGGCCGGTTTGGCGTCACTGAAGGTATCAGCAACACCCAGCACGTTGCCCTAATCGATTGTGGTGGTGATGTAGACAACCTGTCTCAAGCACAAGACGAACTCGACACCATCAAACGAACTGTTGGCTCGTTCTACGGTCACGCAGCGTTCTACGCTCCGTACCTCAAAAACCTCAACGACCGCTTTGTTCCCGCTAGCCCGTTTGTGGCCGGTGCGGCCTGTAGCCGATTCATTAATGAGGGCTTCCAGCAACCTCCAGCCGGCGCAAGGTATCCGCTACGTGGTGTGGTCGATCTGAAGTTCAAGATCACCGCACAACAGCAAGAGGTAACTTACGCTCTCGGACTCAACCCGATCCGGTCTCTGCCTAACCGTGGAATCGTTGTATGGGGTGCACGTACCCTGTCCAGCAGCCCGCTATTCCGGTTTGTCAATACTCGCGTCATTCTTAACGTCCTTATCGACGTCATGAACCGCAGCTTCGACGATATTCTCTTCGAGTCTATCGATTCTGCCGGTACTGTGTATAGTCGAGTTAAGTCAGTTGCGAACCAGGTGCTGAACCAGTTCTTCCTGCAAGGTGCGTTGTTTGGTGGTAGACCAGAACAGGCATATCTGGTTATCTGTGGTAACAGTAACAATAGCGCTGCACTACTCGAGCAGGGTACTGTCCGTATGGATGCGTATGTGGCTACTTCACCCACCCTTGAGCGTCTTGCGATTACCATTGTCCGCACTCCGGTCGGTCAGGTATCCCTGCTGAGCGATAGCTTTAGCAGAAATGAAGAACGGTTTACCGCTCTTCTCGATGCTACTAATCTTAACGTTTGACGTTGAAAGATAGATATGGCAAGAAGACTTCGTGCAGAAATTAAGCCCGGACCTACCACGGATCCGGTTCTTAACGCCGATACTCCCCTGACCGAACAACAACCGAAACGTACGGTTTATATCGAACTGTTTCGTTCCGGCCCTCAGATTAGTTCTAGTGGCCAAAAAATGGTGTTTGCGGATGAGGACTTGGATCAAGTGGTTAGTGGATACAATCCTACTACCCACGAGGCCCCTCTTATCATCGGTCATGATCAGGATGACGGTACACCTGCTCTTGGGTGGGTGCGCGAAGTTTGGCGCAAAGGTAAATCGCTCTGGGGTAAGGTTGAGCTTACCCCAAGAGCTGAGCGCCTTATCCGTGACGGCGTATTTAAGAAGGTAAGTAGCTCGTTTTATTTGCCTGATGCCGATACGAATCCGACCCCCGGCCAGTTAGCCCTGCGCCATCTTGGCCTGGTGTCGATCCCTGCGGTAAAAGGTCTCACCGCCTTTGCCGAAAATCACCCCGAAGGCTCGATCACAATTACTCCAAGGGAGTCTTCTATTTCATTTGAGGAAACTTTACCCACTATGGCTAAAAGAAAAACTGAAGCCCCCGTTCAAGAGACAAAAATTGTCGATCATGCTGACGGCCGGGGCATGACCATTAATGTAAATATTAATGGTATGAAAGCAACAGACGAAGAAGGTGAAATGCTCCAGGAAACTGGTGCTGCCGCTCCATACGACATGGAGTACGCAGACGATATGGACATGGATCCGAACCGTGATATGGCCACCCCAAGACCCATGGTCGATGAAGGCATGGGAGGTATGAGTGCAACCACGTCAATGGTTGAAGGTCCGGACGGTAAGGAAATGGGCGATGAGGATGGCGGCGACGCTGCACCCGTTGGCCCTGATGGTGCTGGTCCGGATGGTACAGAAGGTGAAACCGGTGGTGGTGGCGATGATATGGGCTCTGATGCCGATGTCGAAGACGTTTCTGGTTCTGATGACGAGAAAGTCGCCGCCGACCTTGCTTCTCAATATACCGAAGAGCAGCTCATCATGGCGTTGTATCAACTAGCCCAAGGATCCCAAGAAATGGGCGAGCGTGGGATGATGGGTTATTCGGAGTCCGAGGATTTTGAAAATGTAGTCCAAACTGAAACTGAAGCCTCTTTTGCAGAAGCACAATCTCCCGACCCACTTTCCATCAAAGTAGCCGAGCTCGAGGAGGAGCTTGCCGCTCAACGTCGCCTCATGCGACAGAAAGAGATCACTGACTTCTGTGAAAAACTTTATGGTGACGGTAAGCTTACCGAGAAAGTCGCGCCGATCTCCGACCTGGTACGGTTCATGGAAACGCTTAATGCGAAAAATTCTGTAAACTTTAGCGAGACCGGTAAAGCATCACAGTTCGACTTCATGAAGAACGTGTTGACTAATCTCCCCGCGATGGTAAGTTTTAGCGAAGTTGCGACTCAGGTGTCTGCACCGAAGAAGACTAAGTCTCCGCGTCCTAACGCTGACGGCTATGTTTATGATGAGCGGAATGCTGAAATTCACGCTAAAGCGATTGAATACTCAGAACAGAATGGTACCGACTATATGTCGGCTCTCAAGCTCGTTCTAAACGACGAGCTCTGATTGGTTGTGGGGTAACACGGGCGGGACTTGTCCCGCGTCGCATCCCAACCAGCCTTGTAACAACGGGCAGCAAGCTGCCCGGCGAATAGGTCGATAACCTGGTTATCAAGCTCTCCTATTCGTCCGGTTACGTTAAGGAGATATCACAGTGTACGGAGATACGTCTCCGTGTACAAAAGACAATAACGAACACTGCTTTATAATGGCAACTGATCCTCGTTACATGTCGTTCGACCATAAGTATGTCGAGACCGTAACCGTCACTGACGCTACCGCTCTTGCTAATGGTATCGAACGCTGCCGCTTTGTTAAGAGAAGCGGTGCGTATCCCGCTGCTGGCGGATACGCTGCTGGTGTAAACGTCTACAAGCTTTATGGCCAAGGCGAACTCACCGACAAAGGTTATAGCGTTGAAGACGACGCTCTCACCGCTCTAACTGGTACCCTTGCTATCGCCACCACTGGCGTCGTTACTGGTACCAGTACCAACTTCGACCCTCAGCTCAAAGTTGGCGATACGATCAAGATCGGTGCACAGCTTTTCCGGGTTATGACCCGCACTAGCGACACCGCAGCTACCGTGCTGCCTGCGCCGACTACCGCCATCAGCGGTGCTACTGCCTATATCTGGCCTGGTACCTATGAAGGTGAGTCTAATCCTTCCACCACTCCTCGCAAGCCTGGTGTATTCCCCTATCAGGGTCTGATGAGTGTAGTTACCACAGGTATCGTAATCGTACAAGTCGACTCCGGTTCTACTTTTGCCGTAGATGACGCTGTTTATTCCACTACTTCCGGTACTGCTTCTAGCACTGCTGGTGCTGGTGTAATCCTCGGTCGTGCACTAGATGCCATCGGTACCGCTGGTGCTGGTCAGTATATCCGAGTGAAGCTCGGTAACGAAGCTGGAGCTTGAGGAGAGTAACTAATTATGATGAATCTTGATCAAGTTCGGGTAATTGACCCGATTCTAACTCAACTAGCTCAAGGATATAAAAACGCAGACGGCGTCGCAACTTTCTTTGCACCTAGTGTGTCAATGAATCTTCGCGCTGGCCGTACTCTGGTTTTTGGTAAAGAGGCTTTTGCTGCTCAATCCTTCCTGCGTGCACCTGGTACTAATATCCAGAAGATCCAAAACGAGTTCGGCACTCGTAGCTTTGCGCTTCGTCAAGAAGCCATTAGCTGGCAGATTGCTGAAGAAGTAGCTGCCGAAGCCAAAAATGGTGCCGCTGCTATTGATCTTCGTGCTTATGCTGCAAAAGACGCCGCAAACCGTCTCATGCAGAGCTGGGAAATCCAGGTAAGTGAAAAAGTTCTAGACGTAACCCAATACGAGACTGGCAACGTTCTCGACCTGGCTGCTTATAACAGCGGTGCTGATCAGTTTAACAGCCCGACTTCTGACGTTGAGGTTCTACTTGACGACATGAGAGAGCAAGTACGTTCTCAAGTCGGTGTCTATCCGAACAAGATGGTACTGTCCCCCGATGCCTTTAACGCCCTGAAGCGTAACAAGCGTATTCGTGACTTCATGCAGCGTGGTGTTCTGGTGAACGAGAAAACCCTCGCCGAGATCTTTGGTCTTGACGAAATTCGTGTCGCTCGTCGCCTAAAACTCAATCAGGCAACTGGTGGTCTGGAGAATATCTACAACAACGTAGCTCTTCTCTTCTATCACCCCAGCGGTGCTACTGATGGTTTCACTCCCGCTCTCGATGCGAACTATGGTACTCCCGCTTTTGCGTACACTTATACGCTGGCTGGTTATCCTATTTCAACCCCTGAGCGCTTCAACATGGACCGTCGTGTTTTCGAAGGCGACATCCTTGTAGAACGCTCTTTTGAACTCGTAGGCATGGGTGAGACTGGCAGAGTTGGTGCTGGTGCAGTATTCCTAAATCCTGTTGCTGCGGCTTGATTTAGTGTCAAGCTAGTACAGATCTTCCGGCCCGCCCCAAAGGCGGGCTTTTTATTGTCAACTCTAAGATTGTGTCTTTAGCGTTGAAAGCTCTATAGAAGTAGTAAGCATGGCCCCATACACCCCGCCTCCCGACGCATACGGTGTCGCTAACAACTGTACACCGGCCACGGCAGATTATTTCATTGAAGTCTTTGGCTTTAACGAAGCACTGGAGCTGTCCCGCCTCGAAGATCCGACCGCAAATACTATAAATTACCAGCGTATTAACGTTGCTCTTAACGACGCGGCTCAACTTATAAATAACTACATCGAAACTGCCCCGCCGCAGGGAAAACTACTCATCGCAGGGTCGTACCGCAGGACTCAGGCCATACTCGCTCGCTGGTACCTCGACACCCTCCGCCCTCGGCAACAGGTCGTAGACGCCGCAGAAGCCGCCCTCAAGCAGCTCGATCTATGGGCTGCTAAAGCCTCCCCGTCGTCCGGTATCAAGTGGCAGGAGGCCTACAGATACTGGGGTAGCGCATGTGCGATGACGATGTCGAACACCCAACGCGACCGCGCATTTACCGATGCGTCGCTGGCAAGGTGGGAAATGCGGTGGGGTACCAATAACCGCTGGAATCCGTACAAGAGAAAAGGTGCGCCGGTTATTGATAACGTAACGCAGCGAGAGCCGAGCGGGTCATTGGATCGGCAGAATGTTACGTTGATTGGCGATAGCACGTTGGAAATGAATCAATTGTTCGATAGCTTGGAGACTACCCGCGACGTTGCTAGTTTCGCTGACACCCAAAACGCGGCCACACCGGTTGAAGGCGATGTGCTTGTTGTTGAAAACACTGATGGCGACATCACAACTTACGATGGCGGCCTGCAGGAGGCCGACACATTCTGATGCTGATGCATCGTTACAAATAGTTTCTACCAACCGTTTAACACTTTACCGTTATGTGGACATCTGACGAAAACCAGGTTTATGGCTACGATCCTTTAATTCCAGGGATGCCTGGGGGATCAAGCATGATCACAATCATTCCAAATGCCGGGAGTACGAGTTGTGGCTACAATACCAGCGGGTTGCAAGGGTTAACGCATTCCAGTTTCGGTGTGTTTCCAGACAGTACACCTTACAAACAGACCGCTAGTGAGTTGCGGCAGTACATTATCAACCTTGAGGCTACTAGGAAATTACGCGACCTTGCCGATGTTAATTTTCAACGCTCTCCGCAGCCCGGGGATGTCCTCGCTTATAACTATACTACCGGACTCTGGGAGCTACTGGATTTTGTTTCCGGTGGCGAATTCTGACCACGTACCGCTATCGGTTGAGTAGTAAACGTGCTTGATGCCGGATTCGGAAATGGCGAGTTGGCATACGGGGCACGGACGAGCGAGGCACAAGTCCCCCTGTCGATTTACTCTACCGACAACTAAAGTATCGCAAGTAGCCGCTTTAGGGTTCAATAGCGCCCGTAACTCGGCGTGTAACGACACACGATACGGTTGACCAACACGATCCGCAAGCCTAGATTGCATCGGGTGAGTCTTACCAAACACATTCGTGGAACGTATAACAATTCGTCCTTTACGAAGCAAGACACAGGCTACGCGCCACCGGGAGTCAGTAGCTAGTGCCATCGACACGATAGTTTTTTCAACTTTGTCGCTTACCACCTGACGAACAAGTTCCGAACCATTTGCTTGAGGCGACTGAGTTTGCGTTGATGCTTTTCAGCTTTTCTGATAACTTTTTGCGCTTCGCTACGTGTCGTAGCTGTTTCCGCTTGCATCATGCGTTGGATGAGACGGTGTGTGTGGTGTTTGACGTCCTTCATTCAATGATCCCCGCGAACCTCATGCAAATCTCGCCCCACTCCAACACGTCACGATCGCGAAAATAGGTGGAAATTGGCACTTCTCTGTCAAGAACGCGTTCACCTGTGTCGACATGTTCCATGCGTAAGTAGCCGTAGGTGTCTGCCTGCGCAAGCACATAACAATGATAGATGCCATCTAGGTTATTCTCCCAGACGATTTGAGGTTCGTGAGCCATGGCAAGAGGTTTCGTTGTTTCCGGATCTGCATCCTAACAGTGCTTTCAACAGAAACGCAGCCATTAGGGTACCGAGGGCGAACGCGGCCATGAAATTTAAGGTTAAAAGGATGGTGGTAAGGACATAGGCTAGTACGCTAGCGTCCATAAGCGTTGAAAGCTATAAAGGGTGTTCATACCCTGACACGATAGCATGCTGCTCGAGATCGAAAACCAGCTCTACCGCAAGGTCCACGAGACTCTGGGCCAGAGCGCGGTCGTGCTTCGACTAGCCGAGGAGCTCGATCAGTCCGGTCGTGTGGCCGAGCAGGCAATGATCATTGTGTCGTTTACTGGCGGAAATACTGATAACCCGAACAAAGGAGCGTACATTCCAACAGTTCGGAAAAGGACTCTGACGTATACATTGACGCTGGTTCAAAAGCAAACTCAGCGCGAAGGACATTCGTTCTGTTTGCCAATTCTTGATCTTCTAGCCGATGCGGTAACCGGATGGGTTCCTGAAATCCCGGGCCTTGAATTCCAAACCGGATTTGAGTTGGGACCGGAGAAATTCGTCCAAGTCACCCCAGAATCCTCCCAATTCATCTACGAACAGACCTATACAATCGAGGTTCTGATGGCAGATGGTCGGTTTTACTCTCAGCCCTGCGCCGCATTCGATCCGGTCAAAGTGGGAGATTTTCTGCCGATACGCAAGTGTCTGGTTACACCGGGAGAAGAAAGCCGGCAAACCGGTCTTGCGGTGTGGCGTCGGACACTGGGACCGAATACAGTTCAACGGTATGTAGTCGAGGACATCCGTTGTGGCCGGACGATCGGGGACAACTTGACCGTTACATGCACAAATCCTGGTGATGGGACTGCGACCTATACGTTCACCCCTATTACCGCTATTCGACCAAACGGTACGGTGAATACGGGGCTTCAGGTGACCGGTACCCTTACCGATGTGTGGAAGTGTACGAGGGAGGGGATTAAAGATGGTAGAGACATACCACCCTGGTTTAAAATCAATCTTGATATGGGTCTATGGAGAAATGCAGCGGATACTGTACCGAATACATTGCCAGAAACCAGTTCGTATCAACCTCTTGCATTAGAGCCCAATCGTAAGTACAATGAGAAAAAGGTAACCTAGCCTTTATTCTCGTTTCATCCCTCGCCACCTCCTCCCCATGGAAAAAGAATTTCTTGCCGTATTGACCTCTCAATACAATTTAGCCGGTGCGGCTAAACTCGCTCATTGGAACTCAGTCGGAACCGACTTCTATCATTTCCATCTGCTTTTCGAACGTGTATATAACATGATCGATGAGAAAATTGATGTTGTAGCAGAACAAGCTCGTGGCAAAAGTGTCGAAATTACTGCTTCGATCTTTACGGAAGTGCCTGAAATTGATTGGGATACGTGTCAGGAACTAGCTGACGAAATTCTTAAGCTTGTAGATAAGCTTCAAGAGTCGTTAGACGAACTCCACAAGAAAGCTGATGACAAGAGTGAGTACGGCATTTTAAATGTTGTCGAGGATATTATGTCTGACGTAAATTCTGCACGTTATTTACTTGGTTCTGTTAATAGTAAATTTTGACAGAAGAGGGGAGGCCTAAGCCTCCCCGACCATCAGCTTAGCTGATTCTCGTATAGCAGACGCTGGCTACGCCGGACGAGGGTGACGCGATACGGGAAAAAGCGCCGTGAGACAAATCAAGAATTCGATTGCCATGGTACGGTCCTCGGTCGGTGACAGTAACAACGATTGAGCGACCATTGCCTGGGTTGGTAACCCTAATCCGACTACCTAGGGGCAGCGAACGATGGGCGGTAATGTCCGCTCCGGGGTCCATAGGACGACCGTTAGCCATTGTTTGCCAGGCATAGCCATCCCCCACGCCATAGTGGCTTGTGAGCCCGCAGCGGGACGCTGCGTAAGACGGAGTGGAAACAGCCATGCCAATGGCCAGTGTTGCTAGTGCGAGAAGTTTACGCATGATGTTGTTGCAAAGGACAACGAAAACGACACGGTGGCGAGGCGGAGACAGCAAGTAGCTTCCTGTTTCCATTACCCCCGCTCGGTCGAAATCGCGACACCGGACAAAACGGACGTATCCGCAGAGGTCGGTGGTTTAGCGGATGTGAAAAGAGGGGGACAAGCCCCCTCATCCGCTTAAGACCAGTTTAACACGGAAACTCGGCTTACTCAGCCCGCTCCGCGATGCATTCGTACATCCCTCGTACAGCGTTGTCAAGAAGAGAAATAGACTCCCGTTCGTTCATTTCTCCGTCGGTAGTTAAGACATTGTAAAGAAACTCCATAGGCTTGAGACGTTCATCGTCGCTGTCGAGTCCGACAGCAGCGATAAATCCCTCATAGTAATCAATGTCATGCTCGTCACAGGTATCAAAAATCTGCTGAAGGATTTCGCCCTCCCGCAGACAATCCTGGACTTCGGTTGCTGTAAATTTCATGATCGGGGGGCATAGTTGCGTAAGGAGTCTAGCACGGGTACTAGAGTTGTGATCGTATGAGCGCGACCATCTGGTTCCTGGATTGGTTGAGAAACTGTTGTAGTTCCTGCTGTTGCTGCCTTTCTAAAGATTTTATCAACTTCAATACTACTGAACCAGGCATTAGCATGAGGCATTTCGCAAATACCGTAATTAAACCGGAGCCATGACCATGACCATAAATGGGCAACTTGATACAACGCGCTGACCAAATCAGCGTCTTTTTCCTCGCACATAAACAGCACTGAGTCGTGAACAGACATGCAGAAACGAGCGCGGACATTGTACAATCGGGTTAAATGCTCCATGGCCGTTAGAAATCCATGTAACATAGCGCTACCGGTGCTCTGGATTACCCAGTTGTTTCTCATGGTAAAATAGTCGCTGCCTACAACCTCCGGGCGAAAAGCTGTTGACATTTTAGTGCCACTTAATGGGTTGCGTGGTACTTGACTGTTAGCGATACGGGACATTTCATTGTATGCATACGAATCACTGCCGCCAACTAAATTAGAAGAGTCCTGACTTGCTTTTCTTCCTTTCTTTGTCGCGATAAGTTTCTTGCCCATCTTTTCTGCGTCCTTGGTGCTTATCGATTTATTGCCTTTTCTGATAGTGGCGGCTAGAGTTTTTACGCCAGAACCGTACAACATCCCGTAATTACAGCCCTTAGCAATTGCTCGAGAAATTCCTATAGTTTTAGCTGTCATGCTGTGCATATCAGTACCATCCTCCTTTGAACCTGCAAGAACGCTATGACCGAATTGAGTGCTGCCAGCCAGTCTATACTCGCAATCTGCAAATATCGATGCGACAACACTTTCTTGTCCATCGTAATCTGATGATACGAACGTGTATGGTGACTTTACCTGAACCCGTGTTTTTACTTCCGTACCGATTTTGTCCGGTTTAGGGTCAGGTACTGTTAGCCAGAGGTGTTCACCAGCTCGATTAGTAGCAGTGTTGTGTGGAATTGTCTGAGGTATAACAATGGTTAAATCGGAATCCAGCGACTTAGTCGGTAACTGCTCTTTAACTCTGCTTCTCACTGATGTCCAGTAAGAAACTTTAACAGCAAGACGGATAAGCTCTTGTGCTTGAGGTAGATCGCTGGAAAGGGTACCTGACTCAAAATCGTCAAGATAATCTTTGCTCAGCACACCACCGACATTAATACCCTCTCCGTTGGGGTGTGGCACCCTTACCATTTCTCCTTTGTCCCGATCCATATACATCCACCCAGTATCTTTTTCATACACCATGGGCTCACCGTTCCACTTTAAACGAAGAAGAATATGGCTAAGACGACTTTTTGTCGTAATAGGTTCGAGAACGATCTTCTTTAATTCTTTGTCGTTTCTTGCATTTTTTCTATACCACATCGGGATTCCATACCAGCAACTCTTAGGCTTTCCATCCTTTTTTAAGGCGTAATTAGCCTCCCAGTCAAGCTGTGACAACCAAGGATCTGATTCAATATCAATCTCGTCAGATTTCCAGTCTTCCAGTAGTTGTTCAGCAATTTCGCTCAACAATTCATCTTGTCTTGTAATCGACTCTTCCCAAACTTTTTCGCACTCATTAACCCAATCGTACCAGTTATCTACTACTGGTAAAATTGAGGATGTTTGTGAAAAATGACCGTATAGTGTAGTAAGAGATGGATTAGATTGTAAATATTTAAGAGAGACTACTGAGTACATGTCATAAGTTACTTTAACATCACGGAGTGCGTAAGCAGTTAGTTCGTCTCTGTCCGGAACAAAATCATGCATCGACTCTGCAACAACAAACAAGTTACGAGTTTTCTTTGTTTCCTTTTCTAGCGGAACCATAGGCTGGCAGTGGAAATTATATACATCGACAAGATTGTTCATCGATCCTTTTGTCGTCCAAGACGGTGGTGCTTGGTACTTAAACGACTTGTCGTCTGACTGAGTAAACCAGAATCGTTGTTCTGAGGCAAGACCGCTGACATTTATGTGTGCGGACATTGTATCAAACCACAGATTTCCAAACGGCTCGGTTTGATTGAAGGGGTCGTGACGAAGATAATATGCCTCATGAGTACGTTGGCGATCGAATCCAACGTTATGAGCGATAAACAGTGAATTTGTAGTTCCTAGGGGTACGAGTTGAGGAGTATACGGTATCTCTGGATTTACAAACGACTCATGCATCCATATCCAGTACGAGTCTGAAGATACAGCAGTAGCTAGAATTGGGTGACCGAAATCTGAACCTCTAACAAAAGTTTCACAGTCAAATACGGCGATAGGGACGTTAGCCATGCCCTTATCGCCCATAGGTGTTATCTGCCATTGTCCATCTTTTTTCCACTGGTACCGTACCCAGCCCATCTCGTACACGATGTGCTCGGGACTGGGAGGTTCTGGGACATCACAGTCCGCGAACGACCTCATCAGTTTTACTTTATCGGACAGAATATTGTTACTAATATTATCAAAATGTTCGGCGATGTCTTTGCCTTCTAGCTGTGGTAAATAAAACTCTGGTAGTTTCTCAAATATCTCTGGATTTTTAATTGGAAATTCAACACCAAACCTTTCCATCTCATCAATAATAAAATTGAGACGGGACAATTCCGGTTTGTATGCTTCTACCGCATCATCGCCAAATGCAGCCCGTGTCATTGACGGGGATAGCACTGAGTATCCGAGTGGGCTGAGATGGGTCATGTGGAAGGGTGAGCTTACCGCTCAGTAGTATACCACAGATTCGTCTCTATCGGTGTAGTACACGCCAGTAGCTTCAAGACTTGTCGCATCAATGATGTTGACGTTCCGGTGCCGGTATGGTAGGCCGTAATGGCCAAAGAAGTAGGTGAATGACGGGTCGATGAGGTGCCTACTTTCAAGATCCGGATCTCTGAACCAAGCGTACCCGGGACCGTAGAGAACGGTATCACGAGGAACGTTTTGACCGCTGTGGGGATAGTACGCATGTGCTAGGCGATACTTTCCGCAGAGCTCGATGTGAGTAGGTGCGTTAGACAGCATTGAGATATACGCGATTCGCTCGTCGAGAGGTAATTCGCGCAAACATTCTAGTGTATATTTTAATTCTTTTTTCTTAATTTTCTCATCAGGCATTACTAAAGACCTGAGGACGTAGTTCTCATTATTTCCAAGAATTAACGTACCACGATCATCCGAAATTAACGCGTGAATGATGCGCAGAACTTTAATTGGCGAGCAGCGTTTATTATGCCGAAAATATGGTTTTTGGTGAATGGTGTCACCGAGAAATACATAATGGTACTTGCCGGTAGGATCACGCTCAAGAATAGTCTGCAAAAGCTTGACCCTACCATGCAAATCACCTACAAATGCGTAGGGACGTTCCGTCACACGTCGAACATTTTCGCCTCCAGTGCCCATGGGTTCTCCCGGATGTAAAGTTTAAACGCCCGAGACGGGCTGTGCTTTTGAAATAGTCTAGCAAGGATCATGGTGATCCGAAACCAATTCGACTCATCTAATTTAGCATGCATGACCTGGAGTCCACCACGATTGGGCCAGAAAGATGCTGAATATCTTGAACCCACCACACAGCGTAATGACCGGGGAAATCGACTATTGTGTGAAGAACCCGGTGCCATTTTCCTTCAAACCTTACGAATCTGTTCCGCATCGGAGGGTGGAGGGGGCATGATGTATTCGAATACTCGGATTTGGCTTAAGAAAAACGAACTGGCGATAATCGCGCCAAGCCATACCCATCGATTCTTTTTTAAGTCGTTAATATCTTCTTCTGCTCGATCAAGACGTCCGGACAATTCGTTTTCTGTCTTTTCTATCAGCTTTTCAATCGCGCTATTGGTTTCTGTTGCTCGATCAATGCGTTCTTCGTG